GATGTAATCATTGAACCTGCAAGAGGTATTCATAAGTTTATTAATAGAATGACAGTTACTAGAACAGGTGGTATTGCTTCTGGAGGATTTGCGCAATTTAGCTAATAAATTTGAGAGTAAATCAGAAAGAAAAATATATAAAATAAAGACATGGCAGGATTACCACATTATACAAGTTCGAAAGCCTCGGTTAATAAATTCGAACCAGTTTTCCTTAATCAGTTCGAGGTGACTATTTCACCTCCTACTGGTGTTCTACAAGTTCAAGGAAATCCTGGTAGCGGAAATATACTTTTAGAGCAGGTGACCAATATTTCAGGTTTACAGGTAGATCAAAGTGCTGGTGAGATCACTCAACAGTACAAATTTGCTAAAAGATACTATGCTGGAGCAGCTCCCCAAAGAACTGGTCTTGATGTATCAATAGGATTTGAAGTCAACCTTGATGATGATAATTCGATGTATGTTTTCAAAATACTTCGTCAATGGTCAGATTTAATTTATAATCCTATTACAGGAGCAATGGGGCTTAAAAAAGATTACACAGGAAATATTTTAATTAATGTTTTTAATAAGCAAGGTGATATTTTTAGAAAGATCAATCTTAAAGATTGTTTCCCTATGGCACCTATAACGGATATGGGATTAAACTATACTCAAGCATCTATTTACAAAATAGATATACAATGGGCAGTAGATTATTTCGACGACGTATTTATATAAATATAAAACAAAATGGCAGGATTACCACATTTTAGCTCAGCAAAAGCAGCAGTTCAATTATACGAACCAGTATATCTTAATCAATTTGAGGTTATTATTCAACCTCCTGTTGGTGTAGCCCTTCCAGCAGGAAACGGAGGAAGATCGCTATTAGTAGAAAATGTACTTTCAGTTTCAGGTTTATCTGTTGATAAAAACCCAGGTGTAATGGAACAAAAGTATAAATTCTCAAAAAGAAGATATGCAGGTGGAGCAGTTGATGATACAGGAGTAAAAGTTAGAATTGAATTTGAAACTAACTTAGATGATAATAACAGCAACTACGTATTTAAAACTATGCGTCAGTGGTCGGATTTAATCTATAATCCTTTAACAGGTGCTACTGGTATTAAAACTACATATGCTGGAGGAACTTATATACTTGTATCAATATTCAATAAAGAAGGAGACGTATTTAGAAGAATTAAATTAGTGAATTGCTTTCCAACAGATCAAATAAAAGCAATGGATTTAGATTATACTAACGGAACAACACCTTATAAAGTTGCTCTTTCATTTAGAGCTGATTATTTCGAAGACGTTTTTAATTAAAAAAAATCAAGGGAATATATAAATGGAGACTCAACAAAGTCTCCATTTTTGTTTGATATTATTTCTTATAAAAATGTCAATCTTAAATTAATATGGACGACAGGTGTGACTCAGAAACAAAAAAGAAGACTTGCCTCAATCTGCTTAATTCTAGCAACATTTTTCAATCCGTTCGGATTCGATATTCTTTTTGCAGCGTTAATGAAATGGACACATTCCTATTGGCATACTGTCGCAATTTTTTATTTCCTTTCGGGATTGTTCTTTGGTCTTTACTTTTTTTTATCATCTAATAGGAAACTAAAAAGAAAACAAGAGTAAAAGAAATATAAGAAAAAAAATATGATTGAAAATTTTGACGATGAGCTTCTAAACGAACTCAACAAAAGAGAAGCTAAATCTAAGTTTGAGTATGATTCTCAGTATAATTCTCATCAAAGAATAGAAGAACCAGATCCAGATGTCGAAGACGTAAGAATTCCTGAATGGATACCAACATCCGATAATGTAAATCCAAAAAATTTAGGAAAAGTTAATATCAATAAAACTCCTCTTGGAATGGAGTCTGAATGGAAAAATATTCCCGCGGACACTTTACCTTCTAAAGGATTTGGATATCCAGACGGATTTGAAATTGCAATTAAAGCAGCTAAGGTTACAGAAATACGTCAATTCTCTACTGTGGACGAAAGTGACAGATTAGATTTGGATGATAAATTAAATTCGGTCGTTGAAAAATGTATGAAAATACGTTGGAATGGTGGTGTTTTAGAATCATACGATCTTTGGTACGAGGACAGATTTTTTATTATTATGTCAATAAGAGATATGACTTTCTTGAAAGGAGAGAATAGAATCTTATTACCTATTACAAAAAACTGTACTAAAGAAGATTGTAATATCCCCGATATGATAGAATTAAAATCTAATCTATTAGATAGCTTTGTTATAGATCCAGAGATATTAAAAAGATACAACAAAGATTCTTATTCATTCAAATTTATACCGAAAGATGGAAGCGCAGAAATGGATCTGTATATTCCTACTGTAGGCGTAACTACTATTTGTAGAAGGATCATTTCAGATAAAAAAAGAAAAGGCAAAAAGTTCGACGAGAGTTTTGCAAAAGTTGCAACTTTCATAATTCCCGACTGGAGAGGTCTAGACGAAAGATTATACGATCAATACGAAAGAGCATCAACTGAATGGACACCATTACAATTCTCCATAGCAGATCAGATTAGTGAAAAAATTAATTTTGCAACAAAATCAAGAATCTACACTAAATGTGAAAGCTGTGATGGGGAGGTCACAGCAGATATTTCATTTCCCGGAGGATACAGATCCCTTTTCATTATTTCAAATATCCTTGAGCAACTATTTTGATATTAAATTTAGACTTTGGGAAGAATTTAAACTTTCAATAGATAATTTAGAATCTCTCCCATTTTACGAATATCAGCTATACATAGATAAGCTTAACGAAAAAATAGAAAGAGAGAATAAGAAATCAGAACAGGGTGATTTAGTAGAAGCATTTTCATTTTCAAAGCCAAAAAGTTGATCTTTTTGGCTTTTTAGGTATATAAAATAAAATAATATTTTGGCAGGAGAAACAGGAACACAAGGATCAGAATTTCCAATTTTTAAATCGGGTGAAGGCGCTTTTGATAGAGCTAAATTTAAAGAGCAAGAAAGCGCAATGATAACTCCAACTGGTCAAGTAACGGGGAAAGAAATTGACGATGATTTAAAGAAGAAAAAGAAATCTGCGGATGATGTTATAAAAGAAGCTAATACATTCTATAATAATGAATTTCAAAAAAATCTAAAAGCTTTAGATCCTGCTTATGATCCGGCTATTGTGTATTATTCAGAGGCTTATGATTCGTCAGGGGGAAACAGACTTAGAATAAAAAGCAAAATAGATAAAGGTGAAGCTATAGACGGAAAAGAAATTTTCGAAATGGCTAAAGGTGCAGCTGAGAATAAAATAGGAAATGCACAGATTCTTAAAACTGGTAACGTAACACAAATAGTAGAAAATTTAGGACTATCAAATATAAAAGAGTACGAAAAGTACGATTCAGTCAAAGAGGAGTTTGATAGTAAAGTAAAAGATGATAAACTTAAATTTGATGATCTATTAAGTAAATTTTCAAAAATTGTTGGATATTTTAATGAAACCGGACCTATGGCTGGGCAATCTGCTGCTTCATTATATACACCGGAAAATAATTCAATAATATCAGCATTAGCTAAAATACTAGAAGCCGAAGGGTTTAGTAACGAAAGCGTTTTGGCTATGTCCAAAAGATATGACGAGAATTTATCTAAACTTATAGACAAATCTAAAGGAGGATCTATAGAGTCAATGAAAATGACTAAAGAAGGCGAAGTGGTAGCAGCTACTGGACCTACAGGAACAGTTTCAGAAACAAAGCTAGAAGAAAAAACAGGAACAACTGGTTCTACTGGTACACCAGCCGGATCTACAGGATCTACAGGATCTACTATTGAATCTACAACAAATACCAAAGGAGAAACAGGAACGGGTGGAACTACTGGTGCATCAGTTTCTTCAGCAGAAACAAAATTAACAGAAACAAAAAGCGGTACAGGTCCTACGGGAACTACAGGATCTACTGTTAAATCTGAACCAGCAAAAATAGATTCAGCAAATAGGGATACCAAAGTTAATAGTATGATTAAAGATCTATTTGGTATAGATCTAGGAGCTTCTTCTGGAACAGGTGGAACAGGTGGAACAGGTGGAACAGGTCAAGGTGAGTCTGCAACAGTAAAACTTGCAGAAAAGAAAGCAGAGGATCTTTTTGGTTCACCTAAAGGAAATGCTGGATCTACTGGAGGAACTGGGGGAACTGGAAGTAAAGAGCCAGAGAAAAAAAATGAGGAGACTAAGTTAGAAACTAAAATAGATAATAAAAATGAGAAGGTAAATGAAACTTTACCTGTTTCTACGGGTAAGATAGAAACAACAGCACAAAACTTATCTAGTGTAAGCGCACCAGTAGAAAAGCCTAACGAGCCTGAACCTACTGCTACTAGCACTACTAATACCACTACTAGTAATACTAGTTCTAATACAGGGAGTTCTGGAAGTACTACTACAGAAGCTCCGAAGAGCGAAACTACTAATAACGAAAAAAAAGTTGAAGGAAATAAAACAGAAGGAGAAGGAAATAAAGAAATGTTGGAAACTATGAAAAATATGGTATCGTTACTGACACAGCTTAATAGTACTATGCAAGGTCCCTTAATTGTTACCCCTACTAATAAAAAGTTTCAGTAAGGGGTTTACTTATTAAAAGGGATTCATTATATTTGTAAAAATAAACCTAAAATAAAACAGTATGAGTAAAAACTATGAGATTTCGAACGAGCTTAGACAGGCATCAGCTCAATTCCTAAAGGAATATTCGAACTATGAAAAATGTCTGCAGAATTTGGATAATAAGGAAAAATTGGAGTTTACAGAAGATGAAGTTAATGAGATACTAAATCTCCTTGGTGCTTTTAGACTAAGAGACGTGTTTTCAATCGTAGAACGCTATAAAATCGAAGTCACACCTTTAAAAGCACAAACTGATGATCAATCAGAACCTACCACAAGCGAAGCAGAATAAGATCGATTTATTGTACTTAAGAATGGCCAAAGTTTGGTCAGAGAATTCCCACTGTAAAAGAAGTCAGGTAGGGTGTTTAATAGTAAACAATCGTACAATAATATCCGATGGATATAATGGAACTCCTTCAGGATTTCCTAATCAATGCGAAGATTGCGACAACAACACCATATCAACAGTTTTACATGCGGAAGCTAATGCTATAACAAAACTAGCTAAGAGTACAAATTCGGCGGAAGGTGCTACATTATATGTAACCCTATCACCTTGCTTTGATTGTGCTAAACTTATAATTCAGGCAGGAATTAAAAGGATAGTATATTCGGAAGTTTATAGAAAGACAGATTCTTTTAAACTTTTTGAAGAAGCAGGGATAGAAATAAGAAGATTAGAAATTTAAAAAAATTGGAACCAAAATGGCAGTAAAAAACATTCAAGAATTGGCAGAGAGCTTTATGAGAAGCTCATCAGAGAAAGATTTTGTAGAACTATACAAAAGAATCAAACCTGGATTATTAAATCATTGTAAATCTATACTAATAGAGCAAGAAGCTGCAGAGGATGCTGTTTCTAATACAATGGCTAAGATATGGACTAAGATCACACAGTATGATCCAACAAGAGGTAACTTTTCCACCTGGGTATATAATATAGCTAGAAACGAATCTTTAGTTATTAAGAAGTGTGAAGATCGATACATGCCTATTATACAGGAGATGGTTAGAAATTCAGATGATTCAGACGATCATGTATTTCAATCAAGTTCAAATCAAGTTCACGGAGATACCACATGTGATTACGTATCTATGGATAATGATGAGATGGAGGATCTTTATGATAATGTCATAGAGAAGATGAACAATCTTCCTGAAATTTATAAAGACATCCTTTATGATAGAGAAATCCTAAGAATGAAATATCAAGAGATTGCAGATAAGCATGGAATGAAGAAAAGAGCTATAGCTACAAGAATCAGAAGAGCAAGATTAAAAGTAAGAGAAATGTTTCCGGGAGTTAATTTAACTTTTAATGATTAATGTAACTTTTCTTATACTGCAATCTAAAATTAAGAAAATAAAGAAGTCATGAAATATCCATTTAAAAGAGTTATAACTGACATAGGAAATTATTTCTTTGTGAGAAGAACCATTAAAAATAATATGGGTTCTATAGAATGGGAAAAGTTCAAACTTAGAGTAGATTGGGTTGGTAGAATTTACACGGTTATAAATTTACCACCGGAAGTTATTTATTCTCCAGATACTCCAGAGGAAATAAGACCTGCATATATTATCGAAGAGTCTAAGCCATTGAACGAATATCTCACTAAATTGGGATTGTCAGAAGTTATTTTACCAGAGATAACACCAATACCAAAATCAGTTTCTTATCTTATTACATATACTCCTGCTTTTCAAAGATTATCATTAAGGTGGATTATTTATAGAATTTTATTAATTCTATTAGTTACATATCTTCAACATAAATTTGAATTAATATCTTGGATAATTGGATTAATAAAATCGCTATTTGATGTCATCTTCTAATATAGAAATCACAAGAAAAGCTTATCCATGGGGTAGAGCATATATTGTCGAAGGAGCTTTTGAAGCTCCTTTAATTTTGCCGTCTGTTACCACAGTATTAAAACTGGTAAAGAACGAAAAATACGAAATGCTTAGAAAGCAATTCGGTGAAAAGAAATGGGATAAGATACTTCATGATGCTGCAGAAAGGGGAAACGTAATGCACAGAATGCTAGAACTTTTCTTACTAGAATGGGCAAAAGAAAAAAACGTAGACAGATCGTTAAAGAAAGCACAGATATTTGCAATAGAGGAATCTAGAAGAGATGAGGGTAAATTTGATAAATATGTAGTTAAAGGAAGAGATCTTTTTTGGAATTTTTATCACGATAAATTTTGGGAGAATATCTTAGAGGTCGTAGATAATGAAGCTTTCTTATATACAACGTTTAAGGGCGGATGGGCTGGTGCATGCGATTTCGTTTATAGAGATCTTGAATATAATTTAATAGTGGAGGATTTTAAATCATCAACCTCTCCAAAAGACGAAGAAGATATATTAAGTTATAAATTACAAATAGCAGCTTATATGTTTATGTGTGCTGAAAAATATAAGGAAGTTCCTAAAGTTGGTAAGATACGTATAGCAAATGAACAGACATCTGATATACAAACATTTGAAGTACATGATTACGAGCTAAAAGATTACCTTTCACAGTTCATAGATTTATGTGAAAAATTCAGAGAAATTAACAATATCTAAGAAACTTTCCATTATAAATAACCTATAA